CAGTCCTTCGCCGTTGAAGCGAAAGCACGTGGCACCATGCTGCTACTCATCGATATGCCAAGAGCCGAGAACATTCCCGGGAATCAAGCCGAGCAACTCGGTAATCGCGCGGTGCCATATCTTGTGCAAATACCTCCCGAGCGAGTTTTCGACTATGAACTTAATGAACGCGGCCGGTTGTCGTCCATCTCAATACACGACTACATGCTAATAGACGGGAAGCAAGAGATTGTAAGACGCATCTGGACTAATACCGACTGGAAAATCGAGCGGATAGTTAGCGCGGCAGGCAAAGAATCGACTACCGTGGTCGATTCTGGCGTCCATAACCTTGGCGTCTGCCCAGTCATATACTTTTCTGAGTCCGGGGAGTTTATGGGTGAAGGCGGTTTTTCTGAAATTGCAGACCTCTCTAAAGCGTTATTTAACCGGCGCAGTGAACTCGATGAGATACTGAGATCGCAAACGTTCTCGCTGATGCATTACCATGTTCCTATCGACATGGCTGGCACATTTGATGCCGCTAAGGTTAGCGAGGCTGTCGGCACGCATAACATGCTTCTACACTACGGCAATGCGCCTGGTTTTATCGCTCCGAGCGAAGGCCCGGCATCGACTTATGCGGCTGTAATTGATGCGCTGGTGCTTCGGATAAGAGAGGTATCAATGTCGTTTGAAACGCCCGACTACAAGGAAAGCGGGGCCGCGCTTACCATCCGATTCCAATCACTCAATGGCGCTCTCACTAAGTTCGCCAGGCGAATGGAAGATTTTGAGCGTCAGATGTGGGACATAGCCGCGCGCTGGCTGAACGTCGAAGCAAATGCGTCTACCAGATGGCCGCGAGAGTACGCAATTGCCAACCCCGAGAGGGAAATGTCAGTCCTTGAAAACATGCAGAGCACCGGCTTTCCTGATGCCGTGATTAGGGCTAAGAAGCGCGCGATAATCGGCCTAGAGTTCACAACCGTTGAACCGGACGATTTATCGGAGCTTATTAATGCTGTTAACGAGTCCGAACATGACCGAGGAAACGACAACGCCGACAACGTGCCGGATATAAGCGAATCAGCCTGATGAGAATACATATATCTGTTGACGGCCTGGAGGCAGTGGGTAAAACACTGGAAGAATTGCCTCAAAAAACAGCAAGCACCGCCTTGCTTAAGATGTCGCAATTTATTTATGACAAGGCGCTCTCTAATGCTGATGCGCACACAAAAACCGGCGCATTAATTGATTCTATATTTAACGAAGGTGATACCGGGGACCCGTTTGTAAGGACTGTCGGGTTTAACACCAGCATGGCACCTCATGCGGTTTTCGTTCACTGGGGCACCAGGCCGCATAAAATAATGCCTGTAAATAAAAAGGCGTTACGGTGGACCAATGGCGGGGGATTCATTTTTGCTAAATTCGTAAACCACCCTGGCTATGCCGGCGACCCGTTTTTGGTGAATGCCATGAACGAAGCCGTTTTGAACTTCGATAAAATTATCAATCAACCAAATAGGGAACCGTAATGCCGCTCGCTTACACTTATTCAGACCCGTACTTGTCGCCACTGGCCACAGAAGCACGCGAGACTAGAGCTATCGCTGACCTAGCGGAAATAAATTTATTCAGCCAAGAACACCTTGCTAGACTTGTCCCGTTGCGGGTCTACATCATCACCTGCCTGGAAAGTGTCCAGCGTAGCGATGACGCCTTCTCGGTTAAACTAGCCGCGTATCGAAGGGAATACGATAACGCGCTTTCGTTAGCAAAAGCCGAGACGCCAGACATTAACGGCCACCCGGCGGCTCTTTTGTCTGTGGAGGTTGAACGTGGGTGACATAAAAAGCATACTTTTAGAGTTGGTAGCAAATCTTGCTACTATCCCTGGCATCGCTACCTGTAAGCTAGGTATTGAGGCAAACATGACGGCCAGCGATTATCCAATAATCCGCGTGGTGCCGACTAAATCGAGCGGAGCCAGCACCATAGGCCGGCGGGCGGTTGATGCAACCATCTATTTCGGGATGCCGATTCAGGAATTTAATGGCCTTGCAAATCTTTATTCAGCCTTGTTTGATTTGGAACGTGACGTAGTGGCAAAGGTGGAGGCCGGCGGCGAAACCTTCAGCGGCAAACATATCGACACCTTCATGGACGAGGATCGCATCGCCGCTTATAAACTTATGGCGTGCCGTGTACGTCTCGACGGCTAACGATAATTCGCTACACTTCCCCGACTAGCTTTGGCGGCGCGTCGCCATAGTACGCGCCCACTACACTCCCGCCTGACACCGCTGCATTGTACTTTGCCCTACTCCCGAGCACCCGCGCCCCTTCCTGTTTATCCAATGCTTCTATATATCGGCGTTCCGCATTGCTATCAAAGTCGGCCTTGGCACCGTACAAATCCACACGAGGAACTAGTATGCACCGACAGAATGGATGAAACGGCGGCAATGGCGCGTCGTTCTTGCTATACACGCCACGGCCAAGCCCGTAAGCATCTAGTCCTGAGTGATAATCGCAAATATCTGTGCGCGGGTGCGTCTGCGACATACGTACCTGCACCCATTGGACCGCAATATCGTCCTTCATTTTTTTGGCTTTTTCTTGCATTCTAGCCCTATGTAGCTCAGTCTGAGTTATCCGGTCAGCAAGGTACCTGTTGCGTTCATGAACGGCTACATCTAGCTTTGTTTTGAGCACGCTACTGGCCGCGCCTCGTTCAATGGCGTCAATTGCCTGAATATATGCAGCGCGAAGGTGCGGGGTTTTTAGTTTACCGGCTGTTAGCTTAGCAAACGCATTTTCGTATTCCTTGGCTAATGGCTTTATTTGCCTGATATACCTCGGCAAATTGACCTTTACATCCAGCACGCCGCCGAGTTTATAGCCCTCATAAATTGCTAGAGAAGTTTCCCTCGCGCTTCGCACCTCCCGGACGTGTCGCTTGAGGATGCGCTCAACATTTATGGCCGTCTCTTCTTCCATTCGATATAGGCGCTCTGATAGTGTCACCCTCCCGATTTCCATTACAGAAATATCCGGCACGTACCCAAGAATTTTAGATAGCGCATCCCGAAGTTTTGACATTAGTTTCCCGCGAAACTTGTCAAATGCCTCGGATACCGCTTGGCGGGCCGATATACCCGCCGCAATTTTGTCTGTAATCTCGTCCAGTGCTGCGCGTGCAGCAAGATCAATATCTGATCGCATAGTGTCCTTATAGCGTCGGTATAGTGAAGCCGGCGAAGTCCATTGGTTGCGTGCCTGACATCCAGTTTAGTGCCTGGGTCATAGAATCGACCCTATTATCTTGCTTTCCTTTCGGGAACATAGCACACTCTTCCGTGAAGTCCCCATTCCACTCGCCTTCTACAATGCAGACACGCCCCGCCTCGACCTGTGGTGTTACGGCGTGCGCTCGCGCAATTTTATTATTGTCAACCCCGATTGCTAAGACCGGAAGCCGCGTGCCACGCTTTAGCTCCTGGATGAGCGACTGGCCGCTGGCTTTATCTTCGACTAATAGTGCGTGCGGCCTATACGTTAAAGCGAGTTCAATGACCTTGCGCTTAAGGTCTGGGTATTCGAGCCGCCCCGCCCAACAGTGCAAGAGGTGATATTCCTGCCCGGTGTCGCCCCATGTTGTGCACGCGCTTTCGTCATTATCCGCATCGGTCTTAAATCCGGTGTCCCATGACTGGACGATTCTGATATACCTAGTGGCCGCGCTCACGTCTGCCGAGATATAGCGCCACCATGCGCGTTTGATGATGCCACCCTCAGCCGGCGAAGGATTCTGCTGTAACTGGCCTGATGCGCCATAACTACCAAGCGCCGACTTTATGCTGCAAATCGAATCAGCAGGAAACTGTTCCGGCCAAAGTAGTTCACCAGGCTCGGTTCGCGGGTCCTCGAATCCGATTGATGTGCGACACTTACGTGCTGGCTCGTACTCCGCTGGAAGGCATAAATGCTCCCATGTGCTGTCGTTTGATAATGCCCATCCGGTCGGGTCATCCTCATGTAAGCGCTGCATAATGAGGACTTGCGCGAAGTCGTCCGGGTTAATACCTCGCGTTGACATGGCTTGCATGTGCCCAATTGCCTGCATTCGCATAGCGCTTGAGTGCGCATCGTTAGCGCGTAGTAAATCATCTGACACAGCACGATGTACGCGCTCACCAGTGCCAAGCCCGCCGGTTGATGAGGCTACGCGGAAACCCGTCTCTGAATTTTCGAGCCGTTTTTCGTGGTCTTTTGTCAAGGTGATTCCGAAGTTGTTCACATACCAATCGGATTTGAGCATAACCCGCATTCTGTTCGAATCGCGGACTGACAGATCGGATGAGTAGCTCGCAAACAGCCAGCGCGTGTATGGCGTGCGTATCCACTCCCACGACGGCCAGAATACGCACACCATCAACGACTTCATATGCCCCGGCGGCACATTTATGACTAATTTCTTTATTTCTCCGTTTGTTACTGCCTCAAGATGCTCCGCGATGGCCTCAATATGCCAGTTCTGGACATACGGAATATGAGGCTCTACCACGTGCCACCCGTACTTAACAAAGTCACGAAGGCTTCGGCGTGCCTTCTCCGCTTGGACGCGCTCGATGTCCGGTGGATTGACGTGATCGCGCCCGGTCATTGATTTTCGGTGACGCCGGCTTTTTCTAGTAGTAATTCAAGCGCGTCTAGCTCTTTGTTGGATAGTTTGGTCAAATCGTGCGTATGCTCCACCTTCACCGCGCCACCGTCGCCACCGACGATGCCAATGTTTTCGCGCCATCCCGCTTGAGTCCGCAGATAAAACTGTATGCTCCTCGCGTCTAGGTTGTTGATTGTCGCCATGAGCTTCTGTGCAACCAATCTAACGCCCTTGGCTTTCCCCCGGCTGATTGCTTCTAACAGGCCCAATTCAGGCCTAGAGTGTATCCAATAATAAAAAGAACTTATCGGCCACCCAAGCGCGGCGCAAATCTGTTGAGTGTTCATTCCGAGCGCCCCCATCGCTTCAGCCTCCGCGATTTGTTCAGGCGTCACCTCCACCCTGTAATCTGTTGGTTTTTTCTTTGGTGCCGCCTTGTATTTATTAACCCTTTTTGGTATTATTGGGCTAGGTTTTTTTTGCGATGCCATAAAAGGGTTCTCAGAATGGTAATGTACACAGTAGGATATTCAAAAATGTCCTCAGCCAGTCATTTGCTTACACTGGCTGATGACCTGGACGCAGTCATCATTGACGTGCGTGCCAGGCCAGTATCCCGCAAGCCTGGCTTTAGCAAGTCCAGCCTGGCCAACCTGCTCGCTAGCAGGTATGAGTGGCGTGGGGACGTGCTTGGGGGCCGCGTTAAGGGTCGGGGCCCCGGGGTGACAAAAGAAGGGATTGATCTGCTGCGCAGTCGCGGCGGCGAGAACCTAGTGCTCATGTGCATGGAGCATGAGCCGTGGCTGTGCCATCGCCGAGGGGAAATATGTGCTCCATATTTCCCCGACGCCATCCATATCATGGGTGACGAAGGTATCGTAGAGAGGGACCTGGCTGTCATCTTGGCAGATTTAGGTTAGTCTTTTTGCAACGCGCATAAGGCGCGTATGTCCTGGCCGGACTGGTACCGGTTATCGGGTAGTTTAGCGCTGGCAACAAAGTCGACCAGGTCGGCGTTATCTCTGAAGATTACGACCATGTAATAACTGGTGTCGTTCTTTTCCTTGTTGCCCCCGCGGATTTTATCGTATTGGTCTCTGATTAAGCGGTAGCGTTCCTCCGCCGCCTCGATGTCGCCTTGGCTAATAGAATTCTCATCAACGTCCCCGCCGAGCATAGCGAAAATATCGGATGCCTCAAACCCCGTGCCGGCTAGGTCTACATCACCATCGCGTAACATCCCGGTCAGCTTTTCTATATCCCAATCCCCCATAGCTGACGAGTTGTTTAGCAGGATGTTAAGTTCCTTCTCCTTGCTTTCAGGTACATCTATGACGGCGACCGTCAAGCGGTAATCTGATGTGCCCATTATCGAATCGAGCACGCTAAGTCGCTGATGGCCGCCGACAATGTTTCCTGTGTGCCGGTTCCAAGTTACGGGCGACACCAGCCCATGACGCTTTAGACCGGCTTTTAGTTTTCTCTTTTGTTGGTCGCTTAAGATACGTGGGTTATACGGGGCCTGCTTCAGTTCGGCGCGATTCATCTCTGTCGTAACAAATGCCTCCAGTCCGGCATCCCGCAAAGTTGAAACGTTTCCACTATTTTTGGCCTTAACCATAGAATTTTTCCCTGTAGATCGGGGCTTCGGCGTACTTAAAAACAGACAACAGACGGGCGAAGTCGGCAGGATAGTTGTCTTTTAACCAAAAAAGTTCCTTAGACACAAGTGAAATACCTGCCGCGTTCATGCCTGACGAGTCCGGAATTGGAATATTGCGTGACTTCAGATACCCGAATACATCGTGTTTTGTCCAGCAGGCTAATGGGTTCAGTACGTCAGTCCAGCTTTTTGTGCTGGTGATAAAACGCCGCCGCCAAGGACTATCTGAGAGCTTCGCCCCGGTGATAACTACCCCGGCATTAGCATCAAGCCTCGCTTGGGTATATATATCCCGTAGTTTCCACTCTGGTAACATCTGTAGCTCGTACCAAGGGTCGCAGTACACGCCGCTACGCATGTATTTAGTGGATGTCCAGTGAGGGTATTGCCGGATTTTGATGTTATATTTAGCCTCAGCAAGCGCCAGGCTGTTGTCTATAACCTCCAAACCGGGGACGAGGTACATAAAAAACGCCTCGACACGTTTGAACGAGCGGACACACATGTCGAGAATGACACGCGAGTCTTTCCCGCCCGAGTAAGCAACTACACACGCATCATAGCGCTCCGCTGCTTCTCGAAGTATGCGAATCGGTTCATCGAATCTACTATTACCCATGGCATCCCGTCATGGCAAGCCACCATCACGGCGGCAAATCTATCAGGCCCGAATGGCCTGATCGTATTTCATACGTAACGCTGATTAGCCCTCGCCACCGGCAGCGATGCGCTCACGTGCAGAAGTCTGCTGGCTAACTATCTTTCTGGCGCGTTCAGGCGTAACGACACGGATGCCGCTGCGCGTCTTAACTTCGACGCCGCCGCGAGAATCCAATTTGAAAAATTTATTACCGATCTTGACTTTTGTTTTGATCTGCCTCTTTGCCATTTGTATGCTCCAATCTAGTTGTATTCACACACCGGCAACTTTAACACACCCGAGGCAAAAAAGGCTTTTTTTTGCTACGCGCTGGATTTGTAGCCGTAGCCGGTATTTTGGCCCATCCGCCGGAAATGTCAACCCTCATCCTGTAATAGCATCGCGCTAACCATAATGTTTATTTTTTTGTTTATTCTTTTTTTGTCGCGTGGTACGCTTGGAATACGTTGTACCACTGTAGCCGATGATCTAGCGGCAACAGTTAGCCGGCTCCTGTTTTATCCGGTGCTTACAATAGGCATTAGCTATCAACAAAGGCACAACCGCTAGAACCTGCATAGCAGGCCAATACACTTTTTTGTTTGATTTTGAGATGAGGGTGAACAATGTCAATCAGCGCATTAGAATTTTTGAATCTGTACGGGAGCACCGTCGTGCGTAAAATCTGCGCCGAAGCGGGTACGACATATGCTTATTTTCAGCATGTTGCAAAGGGCCGGAAGCGCTTCGGTATCGACCTGGCGCACTCCTTCTCGGTTATTTCTAGCCGGTACGCGACACGCGGCCATGAAATCGAGGTTGCAAGCCTTCGCCCGCTGCGAAGTATCACAAAGACGCAAGCCAAACGCATCCAACAAGTAGAGGCCGGGCGATGAGTTTCGATTCCCTAAAATGGGCTTGGGACCAAAACGTAGAGTCGCCAGGGCGCAAGATTGTGCTAATAGGACTAGCACAGTTTGCGGATAGCGATGGCTTTTGCTTCCCTTCGCAAAGAACGTTGGCCGAGCGGACAAGCCAGACGGAACGTACGGTACGTAGCCATTTGGAGTGGCTCGAAAATAATGACTTTATCAGCCGCGTACACCGGCGGCGTGATAACGGTTCACAAACGTCTGACCTCATCCAGTTGCACCTCGATAAGGTTGGCGTATTCGCAAAAAAATACCAGCGTGCTGAATTAAACGGAAACGAAACGACAATACCAGAAAATTTTACCGGCAGTGCCACCGGAAAAAAACAGCAGCCACCGGAAAAATTTTCCGGTGGTACCACCGGAAAAATTTACCCCCCCCCCCGGAAAAATTTGCCGGCCCTTAATAAGTCATTTAATAACTCACTTAAGAAGAAGAAGGAGATAACGCGCGCGAGCTTTGATTTTGAAACTGGCAAATTCTCAAACCTTGGTGGAATTCACGATCTTTGGAAGAATGCTTACCCGGCTGTGAATGTTGATGCCGAACTCAAAAAAGCGGCTATGTGGCTCATCTCAAACCCCAAGAACAGGAAATCAGACTATGTCCGGTTCTTAACTGGGTGGTTATCCAGAGCACAAGACCGCGCACCTCGTGAATCTGTTGCACAATCAAAAGGATTAAATTATGGAAACAAACTTCAGCAGCAAGCCGATACCATCGCCGCGCTCACCGGACGGGACAACGTCAAACGACCATATGACCTCGATTCCTTTGCCGAGCGCCTGGATTGACCGTATTTTTTCAGAGTTTTCTGCCATGTATGGGAAACACTTTGCAAACATGTGGTACGGGGCCGACGTTAGTGCCGTAAAAAACACATGGGCGAACCGACTGGCTGGCCTATCCGGTGCGCAAATAGCGCACGGCATGAAAATGTGTGAGCGCTTGAATTTCCCGCCGACCATGCCCGAATTCAAAGCCATGTGCGTCGGTGTTGATTACCAAGGGTCATTCAACGAGGCCGCACGGCAGCAATACAATCGCATAAACGGCACGGATAAATGGCCGAACCGCGCCATTTTTTGGGCTGCGCAAAAATTTGGGCCTCATGACCTGATGCAGCAGTCTTATGGGCCAAACGCGAAGCGATGGGCGGCTGTCCTCGATGAGCAGATCGCTTTAGCGCCATCGCTGCCGCCCATTCCTGAACCACGTATTGCTATACCGCCGCCAGGCGGCGAGACAATCCCAAACGAAGAACTAAGAAACCGATTAAAAGCGCTAGTCGGAAAAATAAAAAGGGGAACGGCATGACTGTCCCGACCTTCCAGGGTGAGGTCCAGCTAGCTGGCTGGCGTGAGTCGCACAATTCTGGCGCGACGGTTACATTTTGGCTGCCTTGCAGTGACGACCTTGGCCCGTTTCGCGGATTAACTGCTAAGAAGGGCGGTTTAGCCGGCCACCGCTTCGCGTGCGTACTAGTTGAAATTGGCGATGATGAAACGCCCGTTGACAAGTCTCCATCAACGCACAAGCACGATGCTACGCGCCAGGCAAACAATCTAGCCAGCCATCTGCACCGGGCCGGGTATTTCCGTAATCCTAAATTATGGGATAAGCTAGACACGCTCGACATATACACGCAACAGCAGCACAAGGCATACATCGAAAAGCAACCGTGTTGCGGTAATCTGGTTATGCCTGGGTTTAATCTGGCTTGTTCCGGTGATGTGGTGTTGCATCATGCCCGTACTGCAAATAATTCTGGAATGGGTATCAAGCCCCCGCACTGGTACGGCGTCCCGGTGTGTTATTCGCACCATGACATAATCCACCGCCAGGCTACGCATAACGAGCGTACAGCCATCCTTGAGGCCGCCGTCCAGTACACCGCAGGCCAAGCAAAGGCCGCGCTCAAGGCGCGCCTAGGAATCGCTTCTCTGGCGGACCTAACTCTGGAGCAGCTAAATGAATTTGAGCGAAACGCTCACCTACAGATCACAAGTAGTTACTAAGGGCGGCTACACATGGAGCGAGAAATTCCGTCATGAGTGCGAAATCAAATGGGCGGCTAGTCTCCCAGTGCGCGACCTCGCTAAATATCTTGCCGGGGTTCAGCGAAAACGTGGCAACGAAACATTTAGGCGCATCGAGCCGGCAATCATCGAAGCTAGAAGAGATGCTGGCATTCCAATTTCAAGCGTTGTCCTTGCCCGAGCCATTGCGAGAATACAGATTTAATAAAGCAAGACGCTGGCGTTTTGACTTCGCTTGGCCGGATGCTGTCCTGGCAGTAGAGGTCGAAGGCGCTGTTTGGTCCGGCGGGAGGCACACAACTGGCACCGGGTTTACTGCCGATTGTGAGAAATACAACAGCGCCGCAATACTAGGCTGGGCCGTCTTAAGGGTGACGGGGCCAATGGTAAAATCCGGGGAGGCCGCGCAGATTGTCAAACAGGCGCTCATGTCTAGGACTACTCTAGACAAAACGAAGTGAACCGGGCCAAAAAAAGATTGATCTGTGTTACTTTTTTTTGGTATTTTGACGACCGGCAGATTTTTTGCCGCAACCACTAACGAGGAAAATTATGAAAAAATCTGACAGCATAGCCGAGCTTTCGGGAGCCTTAGCCCTGGCTCAAGCAGAGATGAAAAACCCGGCATTCGATGCCGTAAATCCGTTTTTCAAGAATAAGTACACGTCTCTAGCGAGCGTGCGTAACGCGGTGGTCCCTGTTCTCAGTAAGCATGGGGTGTCGATCATGCAAGACGTAACAACCAGTGAAGATGGTACGTCAGTGATGGTTACGACCATACTGATGAAGGGTGACGAGTGGATAGAACTCGGGCCACTGAGTCTGCCGACCTATAGGATCGACAAAGGCATGGAGATGAAGGCCAACGCCCAAAGCATGGGGTCGGCTGTAACTTACGGTAAGCGATATGCCCTATTGGCTGCCGTTGGCATAGTAGGGGACGAAGATGATGACGCCGAGCATAATCGTATCCAGTGCGGCGACGCACCCCATGCGTTTGCCATGCCGGCATGGGGCAAAGACATAGCTTCGGCTATTAACGCTGCCACCGACATTGGGGCGCTATCCGAGGCATGGGACGCCGCTAAAGCAACGGCACGAGAGCACAAAAACGGGCAAGCGTTGCGCGAGTTCGAGACGCTGAAAGACCGGCGCAAAGCTGCGCTATCAAAGGAGGTCGCGCCGTGAGAATCGTAGATATTGCGCAGGGCACTCAAGAATGGCTCGAGCTTCGCAGGACAAAGCGCACCGCCAGCGAAACGCCGGCAATAATGGGCGTATCACCATGGGCAAAAGCCGACGACATAGCGGCCATTAAAACCGGCTACTCCACCGGAGCGCTTGAGACGCCAGCTATGAGGTATGGGAAGGCAATGGAGGACAAAGCGCGTAGCACGTTCTTTTTTGAGCACGGCGAATTTTACGAGCCTGCTGTATTGGTGGAGGGTGATTATCTCGCAAGTCTGGATGGGTACGGGGACGGGGTCGTCCTTGAAATAAAGTGCCCATTTGCTAAACGCGAGTCAACAACCTGGAAGAAGGCCGAGTCTGGGGTTATCGAGGCACACTATTCGTTACAGATGCAACACCAGATGATGGTGTCCGGGGCGAGTGTTGCGTTGTTTTATGTGTTTGACGGCAAGAGCGGGCTACTTCTGTATGAAAAGGCCGACACCGTGATTCACTCCGCAATCCGAAAAGCATGGAACGATTTCTGGGCGACGCTAAAAGAATGGGAACCGCCAATGGTTGACATATTAGATCGCGATGTGTGCCGTCTAGCGCAGACATATGCCGAGTTATATCGTCAGGCTAGGGAGGCCGCAACGCTGGCAGAATCGGCAAAGGTCGATCTACTGACACGGATGGCAAGTATTACACCTTCTCCGAAGTCTAAGGCCGGCCCGGTGTCGGTGTCGCGGTTTATGCAACGTGGGGCTATAGAATACGAAAAAATCCCAATTTTGGCCGGCGTCGCCCTGGATGAGTATCGCAAGCAGAGCAAAGAGGTGGTACGTGTGACGGTGTCAAATAACCAACCCTGTTGAGCGCTTCGAATCAAAGCGCCGACCTAACTCTTGGAAAGAAATAATGAGCAACGACCTGAATCAATGTAATTTTATTGGCCGGCTTGGCCGTGAACCTGATGTCCGTTATCTGCCTAGCGGCGAGGTGATGGTTAATATCGCTATTGCGGTAGGGTGGAAGTCGAAGAACAAGGAAGGCACCGAATGGGTGCCTATAAAATTCTTTGGGAAACTAGCCGAAATTGTTGAACAATATCTACATAAGGGCGATATGGTTTTCGTGTCTGGCCGCTTCACTACGCGGAAATGGCAAGATAAGCAAGGGGCTGACCACTACGCAAGCGAAATAACCGCTGACAAAATGCAGATGTTAGGGGGTAAACGTGATCGCGCAAACGATTACAGCAACGGCGGCGAGAATGCAAAAATTGAGCAGGTCGCCGGAGGCCAACCGCTGCCCGGCGACTTTGGTGATCTTAATGATGATGTCCCATTTTAAAAAGAGGCCCGTTAATGTTAATTAAGACCACTGCTAACCACGCCGCACAAATGCCAACAAGGGGCACAAAACTCGCGGCTGGTCTCGATCTACACGCATCACTCGAAAACCCGCTAATCAGGCTGTGCCCTGGTATGCGCATACTTATCAGCACTGGTATTGCAATGGAACTCCCGGCAGGTACGGTCGGTATTGTTTGCCCTCGCTCCGGTCTAGCGCTAAAGCACGGCGTCACAGTATTAAACGCGCCTGGTATCGTGGACGCCGATTATCGAGGGGACATCGGCGTAATCTTGGTGAACCTCGGTCAAGAGCCTTTTGACATCCACAACGGCGACAGAATTGCGCAATTGGTTATCATCCGCCACGAGTACGCGATTCCTGTGCTTGCTACATCGCTGAGTGAATCCGGGCGCGGAAATGGCGGATTTGGTAGCACCGGCCTTAAGGCCGAGGTTCACGGAGCAAAATCTAATGAAAACATACAAAATAAATAACCGCTATGGCATAGAGTTCGAGCAGACGGCGGAAACTCCCATTGCGGCGCTGAAGGCTTGGCTGGCCAGCGCCTCGGCACTGGATATTGCGGAGATATGGAAATACGACGACTGGGACTATGCCGTATACGACTCGGAATCGTTCATATTCAATTCGACCTACTACAGAGTGCTACAAAGTAGGGGCCTGTAGCAGGGGTATACGTGACCAATAAAAAATATTTATATACTAATAAAAATATTCATTATTGATATTGTCTGATTGCGTGATAATATTCACCCCGTGGGCAAGGAATGGTTCCAGTGCCAGCGACCAAGAAGCAGAGGAGAAACACCATGCTAGTAACCTTGAAGGTATCAAAATCGGTAATCGCCGCCCTGACCGCCCGCAAGGGCGAACTCGCATCGTGGCACGATGACCACGATCATGCCTGCTACAACTCCGACCAGTCCCTGCAATGGGACGAAAAGAAAGGAACCGTAACTTACGAGGGGCAACGCCACCCCTTGTGGCAAGACGGCCTTATGGTCGTTTTGGGAGAAGCCCTTACCGGCCTTGCCTACCATCGGGCGGCAGTTCCCGCCTTCTGGCGGGCGGCCAATGCGGCTTTTGCCGCCGCCCCCGTACTGGTCTATAAGACCAGCGATTCCCGTCTTTTTTGGTGGGAAACCCTGGACAGCTATCTGGAAACCAGGGCCCCTGTTAATGAAGCTGTGGAAGCCGCCATCGGCTACGCCAGCCGCTTCGGGTGGTCGTCTCCCGAAGCGGCGATCGCCTACTTTGGCGAGCGGTTAGGCGACGTTGTGCGCGCCACAACCCTCTCGCCAACCCGCGCAAATGCAGAGTTTTGCGCGGAAACCGTCGCCCTGGCACGCAGGCTGAAGGCTGCCTGTACAGGGGTGCAGGAATTCTGGAGGACGGCATAATAAACACGCCGCAACCACCGAACAGGTGGACACTGGCGTTTTAGACTCGCCCCCTATCGTGGTAGGGGGCGAGTAACCGAAACCGCCGCCAGGTCGGTTACCTGGTATGCCGACGCGCTTGGCGCTGAGGCACACTCTTGGAGTTAGTCATGACAAACATCACCATTACCGCGGTAATTGACCGCAATGTCGCAATCGCCGCTGGCCGGTCAGAGTATGGGGAGGTAGATATCCCCGTTGACGTCGGCTCCCTGACAACAGAGCAGCGGGCCATCTTGGCCCGCCTGGACCGAATCGTGACTGACGGGTTTCTGCGATATCCGCTACGGCTCCCTCGGGTGCCAGCCGATATTGCAGAAACGCTACCGCAGTACCTGGACGCCTGCCACGCGATCATCGTCGCGGCAGACGCGGCTGAGGCGGAGAAACAGGCTGCCAATGCGGCTAAGTGCCGCGTGATCGCAGTGGCCGCGCTCGCCCTCCCGGTGGATGCTTGGATATCGCGGGGCCGGGTGAGTATGCCAGGCGACACCTGCCAATTTGAAGCACCGGTAGACATGCGCGCGGCGCTCAACGCCCGTCGCGCCGAGGCGACGGCGATTGTTAACGCAGCAGAAGCGGCTCGGCTAGAGAAGTGCGCCGAGGAAGAAAACGCCAAGCGCGAGGCCGAGAAAGACCTAGAAGCAAAACGCAGTGCGCAGTATGCCGAATGGGTAGCCACCTACGGGACGATTTCCGAGAAGGCGCGCTATGCGCGTGGGCTGCTCTCCCGCGAGGCAATTCTCTCCGGGATGCGGGAGCAGGCCTTTTCGCCGCTTGCCGGGTTGGCCAGGTACGAGAAGATCGCGCTAGACGATGTGCTAGAGTCCTACGGCGTCGATGACGGCGAGCTTTCCTGCGCTTCCTACGACGCGGATTCCGCCAGCGATGATCAGTTCGGCTTGCTTCAGGACGTCGAGCGGCTCATGAACGGCGCTACCTGCACTCTCCGTGGTCACCGCTGCGTACTCGCAAGCAGCAGCAGCGAAGAAGACG